GACATGGAGCCCCTGGAATCCAGCATTGCTGACAACGGCGCAGCGCATGACCCGCCCCTCCCATACAACAAGCGGCCCCTCCAGCACCTGCAACAAATAGAAATGATACCCAGGCAGATGCTCACGGTTGAGGGACAGCCACGCCTGCTCAAGGCTCATCGGGATTACCAGGTCACAGTCCCTGAATCCACCGTGGAGCGCCGTGGAAAATGTCAGCCGTTGATACGGTGCCGTCCACTCAGCTATGAGGTTCGTCTTGCTCGTACTATCCCAGAGGTTAACAGTAAGTGGCGAATGAGGGAATACCATCAAATCACCTGGAGATACCTGGGCACAATCCGAACCCCTACAGTCCACCCGTCAGCTATGTCAGCGGAGCCGTTGTCCGATATGGCATAAATCCGAGTCCCGCATGGATGAGCCCCTGGCGGGTTGCTCTGTTGGCAGGGTGGGTAGCTCTGGATAACGTCCGAGGTATTGAGTAACGCCAACGCCCTCTGGTCGCTCTCGGAGTCCATCAACACTACGTCGCGGCTGCTTGCCTTGGAGCCGATAATACCGAACCCTACATCCACGGGGAGGAGCATCATATAATCGACCTGGGTGTTCCCTTGAGTGCAATCGGAATTGTGCATTGCCAGCCGTATGGTGAACGGAGCCTGGGTCTGGTTGTCGGGCGTTGATTTGGCTGGTATCTGGAGGGAGCCCAATTCATAGATGCCAATCCCTCCCATGTCTACGTACTGGCTACAGGTTGAGGGTGTCTGGGTTACTCCGCCCTCCGAATAACCGACGCCCATGTGGATGTCGCTGCACGATACCGCCCCGCACTGGCCCCTGACGAGAACCCTGAAAGCTCCATTTGGCGGGGTGGCTAGTTCCTCGGTGACAACCAGGGGACTGGCCGCAGTGGTAGAGGCCGCAACGTTGGTGTTGCCTGTGCCTGCGTGGGAATTAGTACAGCCGCCCGCACAGGCCAGACCCGTGAAGCATTCGGCCTCCAGAAATACGGTGTCCAGCATTCGGCCCGCCTCTCTCGCTCCGAGGTAGATTTTAGTATGGGCCTCATTCTCATACAACTTGACCTGTAGGGCTCCAGGTACATCTCCTGGGGTGCAATAAATGTCAATATAGTTGGTGTGGCATTGGGCGTTGTCATCGAAATGGTTTCCCAGATAACGAGAGGAAACGAAGGTGCAGCTGATGGTGGAACCTTTGGCCAGGACAACACCGTCATAGTAACCAGTAATATCCTCTGAGCCTCCCGTCTGGACGCTCTGGAGCAAACGGAGTCTAACATGGTCGGTATTGGCTGGGGCTGTTTTGTTCAAAATTTGTTTGTGGACGAAATCCGAATCCGTAACCCCTCCAGCCTCGTTGAGGGCGTTGTCCGTGATGGTGGCATTGGAAGAATTCTCGAAAATGAGGTGAGCATTTAAGGCATCGGACTTACTAGCCGTTACACTGTTTTCCGTGATTTTACGCCAGTATCCCAGGGACACCACATCGCCCTCGGCAAAGGTGCCCGCTGGAGTCCGTTGGCTCCACCCTGCCGAGTTCCCGCCGTTGGTGTCGATTTTGCCCGAGGCCAATCCGAACTTGGCCAGGGTCGTGTCCCTTGTCGATGTCCCCTGGGGACACCAGTCGGCCTTCGGCGTCCCAGCGATTTCAAAGCTGGGGTCTTTGACATAGTTTTCCACCTCGATGGCCGTACCCTCGGCGAACGGTTTGCAGGTCAGGGTGAGGATACCTATGACATGGGTAGCAACGGTCAGGGCTGGGCCCTGGCTCTCTGCCCCCTGGTCGAATACCCCATCCAGAACCTGGAAGTTGTATTGTGTCCCACTGCCTCGCTTGTACTGAAGCTCCATCCTGGAGCCTGCCCCGAACTGCTCATATTCCCTGGCAAGGCGGAGCATCTTCTGGACGTTTTTGAAACTGGTTTCGAGGGATGTACTGCTCCCGTCCATGACAATCTCCATCGTCACGGTGCGGTTGCTAAAAGTCCTGGCAATCATACCCTGGCCATCACGGGAAAGGTTGGGCCCCGACATAGACCGCAGCGGTGCAGGCGGCGGGAACCGTAGTGTCCGAGTTCTGACAGTCAGGACACTGCCATCGTTGAGCGCCAGCGTAGTGGTGCCATCCGTTAATGTGACCGTAGTAGCCATCAGCCTTTATCCACCATTTTGTTCAGCGTCACTGGTAACTTTCCCTATTGCGTCTGCAACAGTTTTACCATCAAGCTCAACCTTGACAATTATTGTTTGACCCGTCCGTCTTTCCAGCTCTTGTAGACTGATTCCCAGATGTGCGGCCTGTGCCTCCCAGGACGCCAGCATGGTGGCTGCTCGTTCTTTCTCTCGCGTCTCCAGCCATGCCTTGCCCGCCTCGGTCATCTCGGCTGCGCCTGGGTCGCCTGGCTGGTGCATCAACTGAATTTGAGTCCCAAACGGTTTGAACAATCCGCCAGGGCCACCGCCGAATCCGGTCGGGTCAAGGTCGAGCCGTGGGTCATCCAGTTGCTCGGCCAGTGCCTTGAAGGACTGGGTAAGAGTGTCAACTGTGACGGCTGCCTCTTCCGCCCCTTGATTTACCCTAAATATCCCACTGCGGAAGGCATCCAGCATCTCAGGTATTGTCATCCGTTGAGCGGTGAAGTCTGCAAACGCCTCGGCCCCGCCGACAAACCCCTCGGCCAGTATTTTAACCTGCCGCAGCAAGTGGTCTTCCATCCGATTCCCAACCACGCCCATGGCTAATTCCCAGTTTCCCGTCTCACTGACCAACTTCCCCACTTCCTCTTTGAATGTCCTGGTTGGGATTAGCAGTTCCTTGAAGACGTTTGTCATATCTATATACCGCTGAACCCCAGCATCCTGGACTCCTGGGAGGAGCGTCCGTTCAAATCCAAGGGCTCCCTGTACAACGGGCATTGGTAGCCTGCGTTGAATGACTGGCGGCCGTTCCAGGAGGTCCCAGAGGTTGCCGATATTCTCGCCCGCTCTGTCAGCCTCATCCCGTAATGTCTGGAGCCAGACCGTAGTGTCATCGAGTGATACCTCGGCCACTCCCTGCATACTGGTTTCCAGGCCGTCGAATTGGGCGGCAGAATCCTCGGCCGCCTTTGCCAAACTTTCCGCCATAGTCTTGGCGAGTTTGTCCATCGCTACCTGGTTTTTCTCGGCCTGTTCGGTCATATCCATAATGGAAGTCATCGCACCCTTAATGCTCGTCGTCCAGCCCTTAACGATTTCTATCGGGTTAGTTTCGCCGCCAGTAAGTGCACCCCATAGCATTTGAAGAGCTACCGCAGTGGCTACAGCCCCCGCAGCTACTAGCCCTATATTCCAACCGAACGCTGCAATCATCCCTACAGCTGACGCTATGCTGGCCGCACTCAGTGCCCCCATTGCACCCGCTAAGGCCGTGAAGCCCGCAATGGCCGCAGGCAGCATGGAAATAGCTATAGCCAATGGCCCAAGGAAGAGCGAGAACCCTGCGGATACCATGAAGATAGTTCCACCGACTGCCAGTAATTTCGGATTAAGTTTGCCGAGGATGTCGAACATACGAGTCAACAGGATGACCGAGGGTATCAATACGGGCATAACAGCCCGCCCCAGGGCCTCCCCGAAATCTCCCCAGGTATTGGTCAGTTGTTTAAGCGGGTCACGGTTGGCCTCGGCGGCTCCGCCAAATTTGTCCAGCAACAGGTTAATCAGTCCCTGGGATGTAATGCCCTTCTCGACCACGATGCCATAACGACTGAAGAGTTCAATGTTGCCAGAGAGTCCCCGTCCTACGAGGTTGGTTGCTCCAGCGAGGTCTATCTGGAGGGCGGTGCTTAAATCTAGCAGGGCGGGCAGAGCCTTCAGGCTGGCCTCATAATCACCAGAGAGGGCGACCATCTGGCCGAGGGCCCGCATCTGTACCTCGTCGCCATAGTTCGTCTTGGCCTGGAGCGCCGCCGTTGTAGCCTCAATCTCTTTTCTAACACTGGCGAAAGCGATGCCGCCTTTTTCGATGGCATTCCCCAGAACTGCCATGGCCTTTTCCTGTTCCAGTGCGGCCTGGGCGAATTTCACAGAAGCGAATATGCCCGCCGCTCCGAACGCCGACATGGCAACCCCAGCCATCCGTATCGTTCCCGAAAACTTCTTGACGGTATCCTGAAGTCCAGTAATCGCCGTTTCGGCCTGGCGGGTGTTAGCCGTTATTTTAATTTTAACTTCGTTAGCCATTCATCCTCTTACGCCCAGCGTCCCAGTTGCTGAAGTCCATCCCGTCGTAGACCATCGACTCGTCTACAGGAGCCGAGGTCCCTGTTCCTCCCTGCTCTGTATCATACTGAAGCAGGTTGCCCATCAGTAACATTTCGTGGGCGTCCTCGTTCATAAGCGCCGAGGGGAGGCATCCGTACCGCTGGCATAACCTGTCAATTAACTGAGCCCTGGTAAACTGCCAGGGGGCGTCTCCGATTCTGGGATTAAAATGCGCCCATTGCTGGAGCTCTTTGCTAAAGGGTCGGGTACTTGTCCCAAAGCCTGCATGGTCTGGGTCATTATGGCCCTGGCGAATTCCATCGGAACTCGCTCCAGCCCGTCGGGCTGTGTAGGTATGGGAGTCCCGTCATCCTCCTCTAGGTTCCACTCTAGCAGGGCGATTTTGTTGAATACCTTCATCAACTCTCGGAGCCGCCCAGTATCGGCCTTATCGCTTAGTGCCTGCATATCGAGGACCAGCCCGAACGGGATGCTCAAGTTCACCCTGACCTCTGCGTCATCCCAGTCGCCCTCAAACTGGAAGAGGGCCGTGTTTAATCGCTTAGGGATACGAAACCCTTGTTTCATCGTTAATGCACCTCTCTGTTTATTGTGGGCCGTACTAGCTCCATGTGGGGTCTGAGCCGCTCTGGAGTTCCGCAGGTACAGTCCAGGTCAGCGACCCATCTGCGCCACGGGCCAACGAGTAATCTGTGAGCAGCGCTTCCACAGCCAGGGTCTGGCCGCTGGCCGCATAGCTGTAAGTCCTGGTGACGCTCGTTGATGGTATGGTCTTGAATACAGCATGGCTCAGGTTGGAGGCGTCGTTGAAGACACCGTTGGCCGTTGCCTGAAAATCCCCAAGGAGGAGCAGCTTTTCCATGGAAGTCTTGTCGGCTCCTGTTATGTCCATGGTGTTCCTCGGCGTTGCTATGGTGCCGTTGGTGTAGCAATTAGAAATTGTCCTTGCGGCGCCTGCCGAATCGTCTACGATTAACGCTATGACGGGTGCTTCTTTCGCCATGATGTTGCCTCCTGGTTAGTTTGTTAGTCCCCGTTCTCGTTGATGTCTGAATGTCGCCTCGTTCATCTGGTCACGCCAATCCTCCCAGTCCTGGGCATTGCGCTCGGCGACCTGGGCGAAACCCTGGTTAACCACGCTGCGGCCCTGGTGGATATAGTGAGGAGCCAACGGGCTGCCCTGTACCCTGAACAACCACGGGCCCCGCTCCAATTTTTTCCAGTGCTCCCTGAAGCATTGCTGGCCGCCTTCAAAACGAAACGTAATAAACCCGTCTGGCCTCTGCTCCTCGGTGAACCGTCGGCCGCTCATGTAACGGATATACCCGACCTGCCTGGAACCGAGTTCTGGGTCGTTGCCGTCTATAGTCATATCCCACCCCTCAGCCCAGAAGCGGCACATGGCCTCCTCGCAACCCGCTGGGCGCATATGCGTTTCCTTCGGCGTGGCAATCTGCCACTGGTCATGAGTAGCCCCAGCGCTGGTTCGGATGACGGGCCTGGGTAAGATGATGTTAGCCATTAGTAGGCCGTGTCATCCTGGGCCGTTCCTCTCCGTAGCCCTACGCTCAGGGAGACATTGACGCCCGTATTCTGGAGGACTCGCAGGTAGCGCCTGACGGTGCCGCTCTTGGTCACCCGCTCGGCCGCTGGCTCCGCCCCAGTGCTGACAACTGAAAACGTCAGAATTGTCGCAAAGCTACAGCCATCCGCCGAGTCCTGGACGAATATTGCTGAGTTAGCCCCGCTCGTAATGTTATGGAGTTGGAGCTGGGCCATAGCCCCAGCTGATGTCGCCGCTCCACTGTCCACGGTGGCGCTCACTGAGCCTGCGCCAAATGCCCCGCAGGTGCCCGCTGGAACCGAGGACAGGATTTCGCCCCACTCTGGAGGGACACAATTAGTCTCGACCCTGGTAACTCCCGTCATGGAACCATCGGAGCCCTTAGTCCAGTCGTAGTTGACCTGTTTGGCGCTCCACATCTGCACGGGGTCTCCTCGGCTATTGCCCATCAGCCACATCAGGAGGACGTCGGTTCTGGGCAATCCCTTCAGCGCCGCATGGATT